ATATTTAAGCCATTACTATAACTAGTTAAAACAGTATTAGCAGTTATAAAAGCAGTATCTCCTAAATGTTTTCCTACTAATATAGGAAAAGCTGCTGAGGTAAACAAACCTCCTGTCATAGTACCACTTCCCGCTATCATCTGGAATTTTGAGCCACTTTGGACTGTAGGTACTGCTGAGGAACTTACTTGATAATATCCATAAACATAATCTGCATCCGTTGCTTTACTAGCATAAGAGGCACTAACTACACTTCCTAATAATAAAGAAGCAGTAGCAGCATAAGAGGAAGATAAAGCTGTTGATGCAAAAGATGCTGAAGTTGATGTTAAAGCACTTGCAGCAGTTGTCGCGGAGGTTGCTGTTGTTGCTGAGGTTGCTGTTGTTGCTGAATCAGCTGTAGCCGCGTAAGAGGCACTAACTACACTTCCTAATAATAATGAGGCTGTGGCAGCATATGAAGCAGAAGTTGCTGTAGTAGCGGAGGTTGCTGATATTGCTGTTGTAGCTACATTAGCTGAATTTGCTGTTGTTGCTGTGGTTGCAGTTGCCGCTAAAGTAGCATAAGAGGCACTAACTGCATTTAAAACATATGAGGCAGTTGTTGCTGTTATGGCTGTAGTGGCAGTTTCTGCTAAAATAGTAAAAGAAGCTGTATTAGCCAAAGAAGCAGTAGCGGCATATGATGCACTTTGTACTGTTCCTAACAATAAGGAAGCTGTGGCAGCATATGAAGCAGAAGTTGCTGTGGTTGCTATTGAAGATGAGTTTGCTATAGTGGCTAAATCCGCTAAAGCTGAATTTAGAGCATATGAAGAGGTTAAAGCTGTGGTTGCATGACTAGCAGTTACAGCATAAGAGGCACTTACTACACTTAAAGCTAAACTAGAGGTAGATGAATTTACCGCGTAGGAGGCTGAAGTTGAGGTAAGAGCATAAGATGATGAAATAGTAAAGGAGGCAGTTTGAGCATTCTCTATATATGAGGCAGTTAAAGCATATGAGGCTGATTCTGCTTGTTGTATAAATGAGGCAGTTAATGCATATGATGCTGTTAAAGCTTGATTGGCATATGAGGCTGTTCCTTGTAAAGATCCAGTTAAACCTCCAGAATCCATTGATAATGAACCTGTGATAATTAAGCTACCGCTTATAGTTATGTCATAAGCTGCTGCTCCAGTTAATGCATCTATTGATTGTGATACATGAGCCGCCTCAATTGTTGAGGTGTTGTTTATACCACTATTTGATAATATTAATGCCATTTACTATTTTATTATATGTATGTTAGAAATTTGGGAGAGTATTATCTGGTCCAATTTGAGTTTCAAAGTTAAATACTACTTTGGTTTTATCTGAGAATTTATTTTGGGCTGATAATTCTTTATTTGTAGTATCAGGGATAATATATCCATATAAACGTAAAGAGAAATTAGTTTTTACTACTCTTTGTTCACCTTGTGGTAATTCAGTAGTATTAGCAAATGAATCAATTCTAGCTTGAAACTTAAATTGTTCTGGATTTCCCCAATATGAATCTGAGGCATAGTTTATTGCTTCAACTATTTTATTCATTTGTTCAACATAATATGTTGAAACTATGCATTCATAAGTTAAAGTAACATAATCAGGCATAACCACAGCATAATATTGTTTTTGTGGTTTTCGATTATTCAGAATATTGAATTTATCATAAGCATTTTTAGGGGAGTATGCTTTAGTAAATACTTTATAATTATTAGGATTATTAGCGTCAAGTTTATTGGCTATTGAACGATTTTTTTCTATATTAGTTCGTTTAAAGACAATTAAAGGCATCATAATTTTTCCTTTTTTATCTCTATAGAAACCATCTTTTTGAACTGCTTTCCATCTTTCAGGAGAACCATAAACTATAGGTACAGGAATTCTTGTACCATTTTGTATTACTGTAGGACGAATAATATTTTCAAAGTAATAAATTATTGCTCCATCAATATCTTCTAGTCCAACACTAAATGGTTTTGTAGTATCACCTTTAAATGATAATTCCTCTGCTCTATTAGTTGGATCTACAACATTAGGATTACCTCTAGTAGTATCATATGCCTGTTGCTGAGATATGCTTATTTCCCGTTGTGTTTTGGGTGTTGGTGTTTTTCCTTTCTTAGCCATTGTATCTTTCTTTAGTAATACCTACACGATCAGCAGGTACTAAGTGGGTTGAACAAATGATAGAAACACTTGTACCAAAGTTTGCTAGGCCTGGATTTAATGGGTTGGATTCATTTGGATAATCTGGATCTTTACCTACAAACAGCTGATTGTCTACTACATTATGGACTTCAAAATATAGTTCTTGATACAAGAAGATATCACCTACCTCCAATACTAAATTAGCATCCACTAGATCATCCCTAAAGAATCTAAAATTAACCTGACGATTATAGTCAGGACCCATATCAGATTCATTATATGCTGGTTCTGGTCTTTCAATCAGACAGTTAACTAGGGTTGGGCCTTCATAATACTTTTCTTCAGCGGCCTCTCCATATATATTAACATTTGTTTCCTCTAACCTAAATTTATAGACAGCACATTGTTGGGTAATAACATCTCCTAACAACTCACGGTTGATTTTTCTAAACATTGAAATGTCACGAGATGAGCCAAATATAGCCATATGGTTTTATTATACGTATGTATTACTTGCTTAGAGGGAATACTTTTTGAACCATTATAACATGTGACTGATTAGTTATATTATATCCGTATATAAAATTCAGATGTTGTTTAAGTTGAATACCTATATGGGGCATAACTGTAAAATCTCCTAAAGGAGATGCTCCAAATCCTCCACCTAATACTAAACCAAAAGGTTGTTTATATTCAGTTTTAGTTACAGTATTAGTAATAGTAGTAAATACTGAGTCTGTTCTAAAGATATACTTAGGGAATTTTGGAGTATAATTTAGTTCTGTAGATAATAATTCTCCTTTAACTACAGCTGATAGAGTACCTTCTATAAGTGTATCCTTGTACTCTTGAGTAAAATAAGCTGTGTCACAAGGTATATTAGATATAGGTTTTGATGTATCAATTTTTATAGTTCCTCCTTTAGTTATTGTAGGTTTTCTTTCCAGAAGAACAGTGTCTATACGCGTTTTAGTTAGGGTCACAGTATCTGTTGTGACAGTACATGGGTCTGCTGGATTACACCCTTTAAACGTGGAACCTATAAATATTCCTAATATGATCGCTAATACAAGAGATATAGTTATGTGAGAATTTTTCATTTAATCGTTATAATTTTTATAAATTTCTAAAATTGGAGGAACAATAGGATGTCTATGATTTTGTTTTAATGTAAATATTCTAAAACCTTTAACATTTGCCTCTACTGTACTTAAAAACCCAAAACCAGATTCTTTTTTACTTTTTAAGTCAATTTGGGATACGTCTCCACATATTACCATTTTAGAGTTCATACCTAAACGACCAATGACCATTTCCATTTGAGTATGGGTCACGTTTTGTGCTTCATCAACAATGACAAAAGTATCAACTAATGTTCTTCCTCTCATAAAAGCAAAAGGCAAGATTTCGATAACACCTTCTTCTAATAATTTATTTATTTTTTCTTTATTATACAACATATAAAGATTTGCATAAATTGGTGCTAACCAAGGATCTAATTTGTCTTTCATATTTCCTGGTAGGAAACCTATTTCTTCTTTAGCTACTGTAGGTCTTGTGATAACAATTTTCTCGATATCTCTTTTAAATAACATATCTAAAGCTACCTGGCATGCCACTAAAGTTTTTCCTGAACCCGCTTGACCTCTTAATACTGTTATAGGATTATCTATAATAATATCTTTGGCTTGTTTTTGTTCTTCGTTAAGTTGAATATTAAACTTGATTGGACCTTTTGGTTTTCTCTTTGGGGATTGATTGTCTGTAACTTCCATTGTTTTATTATATATATGGTATTAAATAAAATAGAAAAAAGAAAGAGCCACTTTTGGTGGCTCTTCTTCTTGTTGGTTTTGTATCTATTAGATAGTGTTCAATCCACTAACATAGATTTTTCCGTAAAATTCCGGACGAACCATTTTCTTCGCGTATCTAGTCAATAGACCTTTTCTTGGTACGAAAGTATCTGGGTCATATACCAATGGAGTCATGATCAATGGGATGTATGGGGCAAATACAGCACCTGCTTCTAGGAACTGACCACCTCTGTAACCCATTAAGATCACATTCTCGTTCATATATGGGTTTTTGTAAACGTCATAGCGGTTGTTTAACTGACCAGCTTTCTGAATACCAAACGCATATTTAGCTTTAGCAGCATCACCGTCTGAAGTAGAAGCAAATCCTGGGATTGATTCTAAAACAGTAGCTACACTTGGAGACAAGATCATGAAGTTAGCACCTCCACGTAGAGTTTTCTGGTGGATCAAGTTGCTTAATTTCTGCATTTTAGTTCCTAAAGTTTGGAACCATTGACCTTGTGAGTTGTAGTAACCTAAGTTGGTGTTGGTGAAACCAGTATTGCTTAAAGCTTTGTTGTTTTCAGCAGTCCAGTATTCAGTACCAGCAGCAGCTGAGTCAATCAACATGTCTAGGATCTCTAAGTCAATTTCAAGAGCAATATACTCACTCATGATAGAGGTAAGTTCTGCTTCTGCATCTAGAGCATGGTAAGCGTTCAAGTCTTGAGCGAACTCAGGAGTCCAAACAGCTTTCAGTTTTCTAGTTTTAGCTACGATAGCATCTGATTTCAACTTAACGTTGATTTCTGGGATGTTGATAGTAGTGTTATTTGAGTTAAGATCAGTATTACCTTGTTCAAAGTCACCTCTCTTGTTATCTACTGGTTGTAGAGTAAATGTTACAGTAACATTACTAGTTGGAGTAGTTAAGTTGTCAGGAGCTACAAACATTAAGTTTGAACCAGTAACTTTAGTAAAGGCAGGTAGAATATCTGAAGGCAAAATACCTGAACCTGAGATATAGAAACCACGGATTGCTTCTGCGTCATAGTTTGAACCAAGACCAGTAAGAGCGATTTGGTAAGTAGAGAAATTAGCTACAGAAGCTGAGTAAGCTCCGTCAGCATTGAAATCTCTAAACCAGTCAGCTGATGAAGTTGAAGCAATAGCTACAACTGAAGAGGTGTTGTTGATTGAGTAACCAAAACGACCTGCTCCATATAAACCACCAGTGTTAGTGTTACCAAATGGAGTGTTTCCACCTTGGTCACCATACATTGAATCACCGATGTTGAATGGAGTTTTGTTAGCACCACCTGCTCCACCATACTGGAAGTCAAGGTAGAATACTAGACCAGAAGGTAAATTCATAGGTTGTACAGAAACAAATTCTTTAGAAGAAATTTGACCGAACACCTTTCTTACCAATGGAAGAGCGATACCAGCCCATTGTTCACCAGTACCTGGGGAAGGAGCAAAGGTTGCAGTACCACCAGTTTGTGAGGTTTCATTTAGAAGCTGTTTTGCTTGGTTTTCAAGGATCATTGCCATGTTGTTTTTGTCAGCTTCTGAGGCAAGTCCTTCAAGTAGACCAGTTTTGGCCCACTTACGTGCTAGTCTTTCAGCGTCATTTTGAATGACTTTGTAAGAATTAGCACTCTCTAGTAGGGATTGTAATTGTGACATACTGTTGAGTTTTGTTTGTTTAAAAATTAAAATTAAATTCCGGCGATTTTCTTAAATCTAGCTACCATTGTAGGATCTAAAATAGGATTAGATTGAGATACTTTAGGAGCAACACCAGCTGATTTAGAAGCAAAGTTTAGATTTTCTTTGATTGGAGCTTTTTTAGGCTTCAAATTCTCAGATAATGATTCGTAAACTAGTTTTACTTCTTTTACATTGGTAGCTTTGTCCATAGAACTCAATACTTTTACTTTTTGAGATTCAGTCAACGCGCTAGCTTTGAAAATCTTGTTTGTGTAAAGCAACTTAGCATTTAGAAGATTAATTTCGTTAATGTCCTGAGTAAGTTTCTGGATAGTAGCGTATGCTTCTTCTAGTTCTTCTTTCATTTCATCTTTTTCTTCTTCCATGTCTTTTTTAGCTTCTGTTTTCATGTCTTTCTCATGATAAGCTTCAGCCATGAGTTCGTCAAGGTCAACTTCTTCGTCTTCCATTTCTTCACTCTCGTCTTCCATGCTCTCACCAGCTTCTAATTCACCAGCTTGAACCATGTCTGTGATAACTCCTTCGATGAATTTTTTCAAGTCTTCATCAGTCATGTTTTCCAAATCTAAAGTTTCAGCTTCCATGTCTTCATCAGACATTTCTTCTTCTTCAGATTCTTCTTCATCACCTTCAGCCTCGTTTAAGCTTTCTTCAGTTGATTCTTCCTCGTCTAAACCTTCAAGTTCAGCTAGGAGTTCATCTAAATTAAGCTCTTCTTCATCAATTTCTACTTCGTCAAGGTCTTCAGAGTCCATTTCTTCCTCCATGTTTTCCATGTCATAAGTCTCTTCCATGTTTTCCATATCATAAGCCTCTTCCATGTTATCCATGTCGTAAGCTTCTTCCATGTTGTCCTCATCTTCCATTTCCTGGATTTTAGCGGCAAACATAGATTTAAGCTGAGGAGTGAAAGCTTCTTCTAAAGCAGCCTTGGCGTTTGCAATAGCAGTTTCTTTAACCGCCTTTGCATCAGCAATAGCTTCTTTTAGTAGTTTTCTGTCCATAATTAAATTGTTTTTGGAAATACGTTTATTGGGAAACGTAATAAAATTATTACTTATTAAATGCTATATAATGGATAGCATATTGGTCTAGGATAT